CTAAAATGATTCTATATCTCTAAGTGGATTAAACCTTATTGCATCATCTAAATACTCAGGAGCAAAATGCGCATAAGTCATAGTTTGCTCAATTTTTGAGTGACCAAGAATCTTTTGCAATGTCACGATATTACCGCCTCGAAACATAAAATGCGTGCCAAAAGTATGCCTCATAATATGAGTAGCTTGTCCCTTTGGTATATCCGGTTTAACTTTGCGAAGCGCATTCCTAAAATCTTTATAAGATGCATTTGGAAATAAAAATGCTGTCCTGTCTTTGGTCACTATATCAATAACATTTTGAGATAGTGGGATCGTGCGTTTTTTACCATTTTTAGTTTTAAAAAGTGTAACTCGCTTATGAACAATGTGTTCACACTTGACACGCTTAGCTTCGCTCCAGCGAGTGCCTGTACTTAAACCAAATATGGCTAAACGATAGTTATCACCACTTAGTTCCGCCAACAATTTTTTCACCTCAAATGTCGTGAGATATGACATTTCAGGAATGTCTTCTTTAAGTTTTTTGTGACCCGCAATTGGATTATCTGACAAAAACAGACCAGAGGAAATCAAGAACGTAAACATTCCTCTCAATTGCACTAGCTCTCGATTAATCGTTGATGCTTTTACACCGCTAGCTAATCTGTCATGGCAATAATAAGTTAGTGTCGACTTATCTATCGATGACGCCGCGGGATCGCCCATCAATTTAATAACGCGATTAACTTCTCGTTGCCTATGAGCTGCATGCTCATTATTTTTACCGTGATATTTCCACCAAATTTCAGCCAACTCGGATAACCGTCGCTTGTCTTTTAGTTTCGGTTTCCACTCATCGGATTGATGATTCGCAATAAGGTATTTTTCGAACGCTATAGCTTCGTGTTTCTTTTGAAATTTACGTCTGACACGTTTTCCATTTCTGCCAGCCGGTCTAATGTCCACTTCATATCGACCATCTTCAAGTTTCTTAATTGACATAAGAAAACCCTCCAATGGAAGAAATGCTTTGTGACTCGATAAAATCACAAAATGCTAAATGTATGATTAACCAGTTTTCTTTTCTGAATGGGACGAGGTTGTTATTTCTTGCCCACAGTGTGCGAGAGCTGGTGCAATTTGACCTACCTCTGGAGCAACTTCACCAGTCATAAACCACATCGTATATTTTAAAAATCTCGGGTGGCTTAATATTTTCATTGCAGAATCTATACTCATCCCTTTAGTACGAGTTTCATAGCTAGATAAAGTACTATAAGGAATAGTCACTAACTCACTGAATTCCCTTCTATTTAATCTTTCTGATTCACGTATCAGTTTTATTTTTTCTGCTACATCTATTGACATAATTACACCTTTATATAATATTTATACCATTGTATAAATAAGTTGATTATCGTATTAGTCATAACTGTAAAGTATCTATAATAACTACAGATAACTAATGATTAGCGAAAGGGAGATTAGCAGATGTTGAAACCGGTGATAAGTAATTCTGACAACCAGTATCAAATTAAAAGCGTTTCTGATGGTTTGCCGTATCAGGAATTTGCAAAACACATTGGCAAATCGCCAGAAGCAGTGAAAGGAATGATTAACAAAGGCAAGCTTCCAGTATTGGAAATGAAAGAAAGCCCTGACTCTCAACGTGCTGAGTATTGGGTTTATATTCCAGCTTGGAATGCTGGGTTAAAGCTTGCTCATGAATCATTACCAAAAGAAATGCGTGATGGTTGGTTACGCTGGCTTGGGTTAGGAGAGCCAAAATGAATATGAATTTAGTTCAAGTATCAACACATAGCTTTAAGTATCGTAACTTTCAAATCATTAAGTTACCGGCTAAAGCAATGAGTCCCGTAACTCGTTTTCATGTTCAACGCGATGATAATTCATTTGGATTATTTGATTCTATAAATGATGCCATTAAATATATTGATTCACTATTTATAATTGTCGATGAACTTCCATTTTATCCACTAATAAAGGGGTAGAAAAATGACTCAATTAAATTTTCAGCAGCACAAATATAAATTAACAGGTTCATCTGTTAATAAATTCAAAAGTAATAAGAAGCAATATAAGTTATCTAGCATTGATAAGTTATTTATGTTTATTAGCCTTTTATTCTTATTTTTTATTTTTACTTCTGTATTTTGATAAAAGAAATGAATAATTCAGCAATTGAATTAGTTAAAGCTAAACAGTTGATTGAATCAGTAAGTAATGTGAAAACTGATGATATTTCGCCAAGTAAAAGAACGATTAGGCGCTATGAAAATCATGGTGAAAGTATTGAGTACCGTGTGAATGAGTTGAATAAGGCAGCCCAATTAAGAACAACGGTTTTTCATTCAAATAAAGAATGTCCAGATAATACAGAGTTATCAGGATTTATTGAGTATTTAAGATTAAATGATGTAAGAATGCTAAATATGATTTTTTATTTAGCAGGAATTAATAGTGATAAGCATCATTTAGCATTAGAGGATTTTAGTAAAAAAGATAAACAATCTATTATATCTGCAATTAACCAAGTGAAAGCACTAGCGGCTCTATTACCCAAACATATAGCCATGCCTATTTAAATCAAAAAAATAATTTTTATGACGTTAACGCGTTAGTTTTTTTTACATTCTAAATTTGAGGATTTAGCAGTGAAAAATAAAGAAACGAAAAATATTTCAATTGGTTTTGGTATTGCAACAAATGAACGCGATTTCGCTGCAATGACTATCTCCGCAATTAGAAACGATGAACGAAAATCCTTATTTGATATGTTTTCATCCCGTCTTGATGCGATCGCCTGTAAAGCAATCAAAGAAAAAATGGCATACGACCAAATCCATCAATTACTTATTGGTGAGTCTGAACATTTCTCAAACTTGGCAGCAGAGTTAGATCATGTCTAAAGAAATCGACCGTGCCAGTGAACATGAAATTTTGATGCGTGAACAGCAAATAAAAGCCGTAACTAACCGAGCTGTAAACGCATCTGCATTTGTGTGTGAAGATTGTGACAATCCTATCCCAGAGCAACGTCGTATTGCTTCAGTTGGCTGCACTCGTTGTATTGATTGTCAGACAATTTTTGAGTTGAAAATTAAGCATTATCGGGCTGTTTGAATGATGAAAAGAACTCATGAGCTAAAGATAGCACCTCGTTATTTTCGATTGATTCAAGATGGATTAAAAACTGCTGAATTTCGCCGAGCTGATAGAGATTTTCAAGTTGGTGATGAGTTGCTATTACGTGAATTTAACTCAGTAAATAAGCCTTATGCGAATTATACGGGGAACGTTATTTTTTGCTTGGTCACTGACATTACAAAAATTAATGAGGTTTATAGCGAGCTTAAACCGCTACCTGCATTTGTGATGATTTCTTTTTCAATTATTCGTATTGAGGATAATTATCGTGGCTAAGTTAAATAAAACAATTCTTAAATGGGCTGGCTCTAAAGTTAACATTATGGAGCAGCTTCGACCTCATTTACCAAATCGTAAATCATATTGCCGAGCTTTCTGGTAACAAGTAATGAGTCAGTTAGCAGTGCAAACACGTCATCAAAATTACAGCGACTCCTTTGTTGATAGGGAGTTTGCTATTGATTACGCCTATAAAGTCGGTGACTGGAAGAAACCGTCAAAAGAAAATAACGGTTGGGATATTGCTGGAAATGGTGAGCCTGAACCAGTCTATTCTTATCACAAAGATACCCATGCTTATATTTCAAGGTTAATTAAGCATGACGCTATTGATAATCAACTCCGTAGCCCTTCGTTAACCGCCTATATTGAAAGAGCAATTGCGGAAGCAAAAAAAGAGCAAGAAAGACTAGATGAGAGCTGGACAAAAACACCACAGGGTATCGAGGAGCGGCTAAATAAAGAGCCGCACTTTATCAAAACGTTTTACCAAAAAAAAATAGCATGGTTTAAAAAGAATCGCTCCTCTAAAAAAAGTAATGCTTTCTTAACCGGAACAGTTAAGAAAGCATTACTACGCCTGAATATCGTCAGAGCGCAACACTCCGTTAGCCCCTATAAATTATTATCGGCTTACTATCGTGGTGTTTGGCCGCATCTATCGGCTATGAGTCGCCCAAGAATCAAATCACTAGCAAATGAAATTGCATCAAGAGTTGAGTTATTGCTTAACAAACAACTAGATGAATATGGCGGAAAGGAAAATATAGATAAGGCGGGCATGATTGCAGTCTATCGTGAGATTGCAACAGAGGTATTCTCATTAAAGGTGTTGCCTCCGGGTTGGAATGTCTTATCTCCAAAACCGGGTAAAACTACAGATGATTATGATCTAACCTCTGCTTTCGCAGCATTAAATCGCGTCATTAATCCTGAGTGGTGGGAGCGCCAGTTATGGCGTATGCGTTCGGATTGGAGAGAAGCCCTACTACGTGCTAGTAATCAAGTTCATAAGAAAGCGCATCCCTATATCAGTGCAGAAGCCTTTCAAGAATGGAAAGAGCAGAAGCGCAAGAATAGTGATTTTTTCAAATCCCATGAATTGATTGATGAAGAGGGTAATACTGCATCACTTGAAGATATGGTGTTGTCTAGCATCAGTAATCCCGCTATTCGGAGACACGAGTTAATGACTCGCATGCAAGGTGTTGAGTATGTTGCCCAGCATAATGGGGATGTTGGTGTTTTTTATACGATCACTTGCCCGTCAAAGTACCATTGCACGACTTATGGTGGTCGGATGAACTATAAATGGAATCACGATACCCCATCAATCGCACAAAAATACTTAACTGGATTATGGGCAAAAATCGGTGCAAAGCTGCATCGTGAAAATTTACGCATTTATGGATTCCGCGTTGCTGAACCGCATCATGACGGTACGCCCCACTGGCATTTATTATTATTTATGCACCCAAGTGATCGCCGTGCTATCACAAAAATTATTCACGCCTATGCAATCAAAGAAGATAGGCATGAACTTTCTAAATTTCATCGTGAGCGTTTCAATTTCAAAAAGATTGATCCCGCTAAAGGTAGTGCCACAGCCTATATAGCGAAATATATTTCTAAAAATATTGACGGATACGCCTTGCGTGATAAAGACGGAAATCCACTGCTAGATGACGAATCCGGCAAACCAATGACCGAAACAGCCAAGTTTGCCACGGCATGGGCGGCTCGTTATCGCATACGCCAATATCAACCTATTGGTCAACCATCAGTGACTGTCTGGCGTGAATTGAGAAAATTAAATAATCAATTGATATCAACACTAACTGAAAATAAACAATATGACCCTACACACCCGACAAAGCTAAAGGCACTCGTATCTGATCCGCAGTTAGATAATATTCTTGCAGCCGCTGATGCTGGTTGTTGGGCAAGTTACACCTTATTTATGGGCGGTGTTCTGACCCCTCGCGGCAACTATGCGGTAAAACTGGCTTATGAAGAAAAAGATGAACCAAATATTTACGGTGAAATTGTCGAGCGTGTCATTGGAATTTTAGTCCCTAAGTTAGGGGTGAATGGTCGTATCTGTACGCGCCATAAAACATGGAAAATTCAAACTAAATCTAACGATAAACCAAAAGAAATCGATACTAGAAAATCAGCGTCTAAAATCACAGATAAGGAGTCTTTGGCTTTTCTCGGCGGCTTTGCCGCCCCTTGGAGTTCTGTCAATAACTCTACGATAGCTGAATTTTTAACCAAAAAGACAGGGGGAATTGACAGAGCTTTAACTCATTCTGTGTTTAATTTCGCCATTGAAAAAGAATGCCTACTTGCTGATAGCAATAACATTGATAGCAGATTGAAAAAAGGCAAGAAAAAACAATCACAGCCAAAAGATTTAGTTAATTTTGTTGTGAGCGAGTTCAATAAAAAAGACCTTATTATTGCTCAATCTGAAGCTGAAGATATGCTATGTGGCAATGATATTTTACTCAATGGCGCAATTTATCGCCTAATGGTTAATGGTCATCGTTTAAATGGAAAAATGACGAGTAAATCATCTAGTAAAGAACGTCGCAAACCTAAGAATTTATACATTAAGCCAAGAAAAGATATGCATGTCCAAATTAATCAGCAACTGAAATCACTAATTGAGTCATTGGGTGTTCATATTCCAGAGGAAAACTTAATTAATTCATTGATATTGAATAATAAAATCATCTTGAGTGATGCTGTAATTTTGTGGGATGGAGAACGATTGTCTTATCGGCAGGCAGTAAACGGTAAAAAAAGTAATAAAGAATTAAAGATTGAGAAATACAAACAACGATGTGCAGATGCACTGGAGCGAATAACAAAATTGAGGGCAAAAAATGTTAACTAAGTATTTTATGTTTGTCGGTCTTTGGTTTGTTTTTGTTTTATGTATAGGGTTATTGTTTTGAAATGTCATGCGTTAAAATACGCAAAATAAGGTGAGGTTAACAAACCGAAATATGTGAGCTTCATTAGGTTGACAAACCATGGGATTTGCACCATCATTCGAGTTGACAAACTTTACTTTTTGCACCATCAAGGGCGTGATATGGCGGAATATAAAGCACCGTGGGAGTTTTATCCTGAATTAACAGAGGAACGTTTAAGTATTATTGCAGAAGAGTTGTTGCGCGTATTGGATCATACGTATGAGCAGTTATCAACACCATTAGATGATAATTATACAAAAGGAACTTGTACTTTTGGTCGCCAAAGACAGCTTTTGATCAAGTTATGTATGAGTGATAAGTATGATTGGCTATCTTAACAAACCCAGGGATGGATGTTACTTTTAATATCGAGAACATACCTGTTCGCTTTTTTTCTGATGACCCTGAGCAACCTAAAAAACAAGGCTACTTTCGTCGAAATCAAGTGGACCAATTGTGGGAACCAGAGCAAAATGTCCCAATAGTACACAGGTTTGTTATTGAGAAACCAGAATTTGAAGGTGAAGGAGCTAGAGTGCATTTTCTTGGTTATAATGCGCTAGAGGAGCAAATATCGAAATGGACTTATGGTGAAGGTCGAATACCAGTATTACATTCTACAGATAATACTCCACCAACTCCTGTGACTATTGAACTTGATCCTATCAGTGTATCCTTGCCTGATGAAACCAAAAAACAGATAAAGAAATAGTAGGTGAAGCGTGTTTAACGGCTCTAATTTGCGATTGGCTCGTCTGTATCACGAGTTATCACTGGAACAAGTTGCTGAACGGGTTGGTAAAACCCGCCAATATATTCAGCGCTTGGAATCAGGTTATGCATTACCAACAAAAGAGCTTACTAATGAATTAGCATGTGTTTTATTTGTATTACCTGATTTTTTTTATAATAACGAGCAGTCTCCTGTCAATGAAGAGATAGTTCATTTTAGAAAAAGAAGTGCAACAAGAGTGGCGACTAAATTAGCCACTTTAGCAAAAGCTGAGTTATACCGACGCTTAATTGATGTGTTTGAGGAAAATCTAAATTTACCGCCAGTCAGATTCCCAGAAATTAAGGTATATACTCAGGAAGATATTGAAAAAGCTGCTGAAAAATGTCGAATTGATTGGGGACTGGGTTTTGGTCCCATTGATAATATGACAAGACTTGCAGAAAAGCTTGGAGCATTTGTAACTTCTTTTGATTCAGTATCTGATGATGTAGATGCCCTATCTGTACCTTTAGAGCGCCCCTTTATTGTAAGGAATACAGCTAAAAAATCACCGTGCAGACAACGGTTTGATATTGCTCATGAAGTTGGACATTTGATTTTTCATGGTGGTATATCAACAGGGGACAGGATAACGGAATCGCAAGCTAATAGGTTTGCTTCAGCTCTTTTATTACCTAGATCAGCAATGGCAAAATATTTTCCTAAACCAATTGGTGGAAGAATCGATTGGAAAGGGCTAAGTCAATTTAAATTAACGTGGAAAGTTAGCAAAGCAGCGATAATTTATCGTGCTCATCAATTGTCATTATTGACTGATGCTCAATATAAAACAGCATTCTTTGGGCTCAAGCGTAAAGGAGAAGCTATTGATGAAAAAGAAGATTGTCTAATTTCACATGAAAAACCAGAGCTTTTTTATAACGCAATGGATGTTTTATTGAATAATGTATATTCAGATATAGAGTCTTTATCTAAGCGTCTCAACATTTTACCAGAGATGTTAAGAGAGCTTATCAATGAAAAGTATTCAGAAAAAATTTTATTCAAGTCACAATCAAAATCAAATCTTAATCATGATAATGTTATTTCTTTGTCTTCATATCGGTTAGCTTGTAGTTAAATTGGATTCTATTTTTAAGCCGTCACTTCAAAATCTGACGGCTTTTTCTTTACTAAAATAAGTTCATAATTTCGTATCAAATTGCACAAAAAACTTTTTGTATACGAGCAAAGAGTTGTAAATCGACTGTATCATATTTAAATTATAAACAGCATTCTTAGAGTCCTGTCAATAACTTTAGATCGCGGATCACTTCCAATCTATCAGATGTGCAATTTTACGAGCTTGAACTTGGCTCAGGTGAAGTATGCAACATTAAGGAATACGATTTTGCATTTATAGAAATGGAAGCAAAAGATACCTGTTAGAAAAAAACAGCAAAGAAAACAAAATAATTAGTCAATAAAATCAATACAATAATAATATAGTGAGCAAGTTTATGTTAATGTTGTTAATTGACTGATTTGATAGACCTATCGGAATGATTGATGATATCTATATTTATAATATATATAATTTTGCTCAAGAATTCTGAATATTAAGCACTCATTTGGCTACTATTAAAATAAAACCATTAACAAAAACAATTTACATAACATGACAAAAAACCTTCAACTTGCATTTAAAAAATCATATCAGAAATAAATATTTAATATTTCCATATAATATACCCAGGAGACGTTAATGCCTATTTCATCAATATCTAGCACAAGTCAAAATTTATATTCACAAAATGAAAATAGTATTAAAAATCAAAAGGATTTATTTACTGGTAAGAAAAATGAACATTCAATATTTCTTGAACATTTGATGGCAGTAGCAGGTCCTTCTAGATTCGGAGCAAATGCGCTCACTTTCGCTCAATTAGATCGAAGTATGGATATAATAAAACCACAGGTTATCTCAGATCATATGCCTATATTTTATTCATTTCCATCAGAAAAAAATAACACAAAAATATTTAGCTGGAATCTTTTAGCAGATACACATAAAAACAACAACTATCAGAATATTGAAATACCTGAGTCTATTTATACAATACCAAAAAATGAACTTGAATATTTTTATACAAAAAATAAAATTAGTGCGACATGGTTATATTATGATTTATCTACGGAAATTTATTTATCAAAAAACTTTTCAAAAAAAACCATAATAAATGAAATTCTGCTAGGTTCAAATAAAGGAGTAGAATATTTATTATCATTCCTAAATAAAGAATATAAACAATCAAGACTTGCTGATTTAAAAAAAGGGAATCAAGATATAGAGCAATCTCTACGAAATAGAGAAATAGCCAGAAATTCACTCATAAAACATATAAACTCATTACCACATAATGAACTTTGTAATAGTGATATATATTCTTCAATCGTAAAATCACTAAAAATAAATCACACTATAAATAATGGGAGCTTAAGTATAGCTAATAGGGAAAGAACACTAATAAATAATGATAAGTTACTAAGAAAAATATCTGAAAATGATTTTCTTATATTGCAGGAGTGTTTCAACCCCAAATTAATAAATGAAAAAATCAACACCCAAACAACAAATAATAAAAAATTCAATTACATAGAACATAAATATAATAACAGTGATGACTACTGCTCAATTATGTATGACTCTAGCAAATATACAGCTAAATATGTTGAAAAATTCCACCTAGGCAGAAACAAACCATGTATTATGGGATTATTTACTAATAATACTAATAATCACTCTTTAATTATGTGCTCTATTCATTATCCTGGAGAGGAAAAAAACACAGAGAACTTAAGTCAAATAATATCATTAATAGATAGAGTAAACATAGATAATACAGAGGATATTTATATTGGGGGTGATTTTAATCAAATAAAATCAGAACTTGAAGCAAAATATAATTTACTGCCATCTATCACCAGTAAAGCATTAGGACTAAAAATTATTTCAGCTCAAGGAGCCAGCATGTCTGGACCAGATTGGAACGGAGCATATCAAGGAAAAACTATTGACCATATGTTAACTAACCAACAAGGAAAAGCGAAAGCACTAGATATTAAATATTTAAAGTAACTTAACTAAAGTTATATGTTTCGTTGGCAGCTATAGTATCCCCCATTATATAGGGGGAAATAAGGAACTCTGAGCACTATAACAATTAAAGCTATATTTTTAGTGATTGGTACTAATAATTTTTTATCATCACGATTAAAGTTTTTAATTTTATTATTTTATCCTCTTGACGTATAAGGAGTTATCCTAATAACTTTCCTAATATTCATCATGTTAACTAATAAACTTATTGATTCACTTTCATCACAAGGTTGGTATGTGTGGGACGGTTTTCTGGCTTTGTCAGATATTCAAATGATTAAACAATGCTTACCAAAAACATTGCAAGATGCAAGAATTGGGTACAGAGGCTCACTCCAAGAAAATAAAACTATTCGCGGTGACCAAACAGTTTGGCTAGAGCCAGAAATGGGAGAGCCGGTAATTCATTATCTGGATAAAATGGAGCAAATCAGGCAAGCACTTAATTGTCAACTTTATCTTGGTCTACGTGATTTTGAAACGCATTTTTGCCGTTATCCAAAAGGAGGATTCTATAAGAAACATTTTGATAATCCAAAAGGAGTCAGCCGCCGAAAAATTACGACTGTTTTATATATGAATGAATTATGGAAACCTACTGATGGTGGTGAATTGATTGTCTATGACCACGAAGATAATCATTTGTTTAGATTAGAGCCTGTTGCTGGTCGCATGATTTTTTTTATGTCCGAAGAGTTTCCTCATGAAGTATTACCTACTGAAACAAATCGTGAAAGTATTACTGGTTGGTTTTTAACTGAAAAAAAACTCTAATACGAGCCATATATTCAATTCGGTGAACAACCTGTAAAATAAGTTAATTTATGAAAAAAATCGATAAAGAAATTATTATAGATACTATATCTATTAGATAGATAAGCAGCTTGATTAATATTTGAAAGTAAACCTTATCCAAATGTTATATAAACAAAAACTCAGTTAAAGGAGTTTATATGTTAGGTATATTCAATAGAATAAATGTAAATACAGCGACGGTTTTTTCTGCGCTAATGCAAAAGGCGAATAATGAAGCTTTATCACAAAAGACATTAAATAAACTAGTTAGGGTTGCTAATTCTGATGTTGGGATAAGCATCAGAGATGCTCAACGTCTTTTTAAAGAAAATAAACCAATAGAAACCAGTATACACAGCCAAAGACTAGTACTTCAACTAAGAAGAGTCGCTGGTGAGATCAATAACCCAAACCTTTCTGCAAAGGTTGAAAATTGGATTCAAAATTGTAATAGGACAACAATACATAACCATTCAACGCTTCTCCCTAACAGACAGGTAGACGTTCCTCGAAGCACTATTAACCAGCAGATACAAACACCAAATAATTCGCATATAGAACAAAAAAATTCTAATACCGGGCTAACTTTTGAAGAGTTTATTTGCAAAAATTATACTCGCATTGGTTCAGAAATAGGTAAAGGTGGTGAAGCCTTTGTTGTTGAAGATAAAACGAATCCATCTAAAGTATTAAAAATTTTTCTAGATAGTAGTAATCCATCAGAAATAGTTGAACAAGCTATATTATTTAATAAATTTTATGGAGAAAACTCAGCTGTTGTTTTATCAAATAGAGCCATTGAAATGTTGAAGGTTCCGGGAATCCCTATGTCCAAGGTTGAAAGTTTTAATCCCGATGCTAAAAATAAATTTATGACTTTAATTGTAGAAATGATAGCTAAAGGATGCCCTCCTAATGATTTATCAGAAGGTAATTTTTTGTATGACACCAAATCAGGTTTATTTTATCCAGTTGATATAGGGAAAAAAGAATCTAACCATATCGATCAAGGTGGATTACATTATTTATTGGACTTCATTGATTCAAAAACTCAATGAATAGCTAGATAAAATCATAAAACAATAATGACTAATGGTTTTTCAACTCCATTAGTCATTATTTAATTTAAATCTGATATATACTTTAATTAAATGTCTCGGCAAGTACCAGATTCAGTATATTCATCTAATTATTAATTAAATAGAATACTATCTTAATGTAATAAGTTTCTTACCGCAAGAAGAGCTTTTATAGGAGCCCCTAATATAGTATTAACCGAAGAACAAACTTGAGCTGTAAATTTATTTTCTTGAGGATAAAATGTAACCCCATAATTTGCGGTGTTATTCGCTTTAAGGGGATTTATTTTGCCATGGTATCCAATAACAGGAACCCCGGTCTCATTTGCTAGCATTTGAGCATTAGAAAATCGACCACCATTAGCACTATAACAGCAAATAAAGTTTATTTTATCTGTATTTTCAACTTTTGCGATTGATTTTGCAAAATGGGTAGCTCCATTACTACCAGATATAAGCTTTTTTCCATGTTGAATAATGAAAGGTGCTCCATGATTAATTATTTTCATCATAAAAAATCATTCTCCTATATGTTAGACAAGTAAAGTATACAAATTCATCCACTTTTTATACCAAAAATAGTATTTACACATAATATATGTATACTTGTGATAATTTTTTGATGTGGCATCCTCGAAGTTGATACTTGAGCTTTAGTAATCTTTACTCCAAAACATGACGTAATAATATCAAAAAATGCTCATTTTATTAACTATTTCTTTCATCATGAATGTATTTAACAGACCCAAAAGATCATAAAGAGTTGTATACATAAAGGTATTTATTCAAATTGCAGAGTGACCTATGTGATAGAGAATATCTATTACGAGTATTTCGCAATTTACCGCCGCAATTTGCAAGATCAAAAAAGGATCGTTAACCAAGCGAAGCACTACTACTGGCGCGGTTCTGACGATCTCTTGCAGGTGCATGAAAACCGACCTATTTAGTGGGCAGGCGTGGCGGGGTCACGATTGCGCGCTGAGTGTTTCTTGTTAATCATCTTCTCGCAATTCTCCGAGCCAGAACGGCGTTAAATTCAACTTTCCATAACTAGATAGGGATTATTTTAAGTCGTCTCAGAATGGCTTACAGTGCGTTTATTCGTGGATTTGAGAGGGCTAAAATTGAGCGGATTCGCCTTGGTACGGCGGCTTTGATATAATAGCGTGGGGTTATATTATTATTGACCTCTTTAAGATCACCTACCTACGGGTGAAAAAATACCGTCTCAAAGGACGGTACTTTTAAATCTGCCAGTCGATAATCTCAGTTAGTCATCATCCAAATCCAGTGAATATTTTTCAAATTTAACCACCTCGAAACCTAACCAATCATTAAGCTGTTTCATTTTGCTCTGTAGCGGAATAAGTTCATTGCGAACAAACACTTTTGCCGCTTTTTCAACGTCACCAAAGCCCCCTACGTTTTCCGGTATAATCCCCATGATTTGTGGCGGGACTCGATGTGCAGCTAACATGTCATCACGGCTCACATTTTTGATATTGAGAAACTCATCTTTCGCGGCAGCTTCAGAAAGTGGGATAGTTTGAATGCCATCCTTCTTCCCGCCGGGTGCGTACAAAAATAAATTTCTAAAATTTCCTGCGCCTTTACTGCTTTTGAGCGCTTCACGAATTCGATCAATATCATCGGTTTTTTGTGCCGCATCGCTAATGTACAAAATATACCCTGCGTGCGAGCCATTAAGATAATACTTGCGACGAAATAACGTTGAGGCTTCATTCAGTAATACCGATGGGATAGCCGCAAGGTATTCCGGTAAGCCGTACAATTCTTGATTGATGTCAGGTTCAATTAAGTGAAACACTTTTCCCGTTTGAAATGCGTATGGCTGACTATCATAGCCTTGTTGAACAAACCAATAAGTTTCAAGATCCACACCTCGACGTGTAAATTTTGCGGGTGAATGTTTGAGGCTAAGTGGCTGCCCTAAGCGATTATCGCGCAATTCAAGATAACCGTTACCGAACAGTAGAAAGTCTAACGCCAAGCTATCAAAGGTTTGACGACTCAAATATTGATTAGGAATAAATGTGCTGGTTAAGATATTTCGCTTCACATAGACCGCACTACTGTGATGCGGTGCGGCACGAAATGTCCGCGCCAATCCATAGAAACTAATCGGTGGCTCATAGTAATTATCGATTTGGACACATTCCAGATAATCAAATGCTTCACGCTTATCTAATACCGGGATTGGGTCACCAAACGAAAACGCCTCCATTGGGGCGTATTCTGCGGATTTCGCCTTATTTTGAGAACGGTCTTTTTTATTCTTACGACTCATTAAAAAACCTCAACAATATTGTGATGATTGCCATTTTCACCCGTAATGGGTTCATTGTAGAGCGCATGCATCGTTGCCCATGCTAAATCTGCATGGCTAGCCTCTTCACTGCGATCGGCTTCATAAGTTGGTCGATTACCGCTTGCGGTGGTAGCTCGGCGGATTGCCATGAAAGACTGCGTAATATCATTGCAACCTGCGTCATACTCCAATCGGTCATGACTGATAACGTCATACGCTTTCAGGACAAGTGCATTTTTCAATGCGGGGTTATAGACAAACTCTTTTGCCGCGGGGAAAAAATCCCGCACGTTCTGTAGAACGCCGTGACCAATACCAGTCGAATCAATACCGATGTATTGCACGTTATAGCGTTCAGTGAGTTCTTTTATCGCGTTGGCTTGGGCGCGAAAATCCATCCCACGCCATTGGTGATGTTCGAGAATACGAAATTTATCGCCAGCGCGCAGTGGTGGGGCAACCACAACACACCCTGCGCTATCCCCATTTTGAGTCCCTTTCGCTGGGTCATAACCAATCCAAACCGGATGATAGGCATAAGGGCGAACCATTAATGGCTGAACGTCATTCCACACTTCCCAACTGTCCACCATGCATTTTTGCATCAACTGCAAGTTGAAAATGGACGCAATATCATCGACAAACTCACACATCAGTAAGTTTTCAAATTCATCGGGACTGTATTCTAAAGAGAGTTGCTCTATCTCGAAGAGGTCACAACCACCGCGTATCGCATCTTCAACGGTGACAATTTGCCGCCATTGCCCATCAGCGCACACCATGCCATTAACAAGGGCTTGATGACTGACATCCACATCGACATGCTCCGCTTTACGCCGACCTCGATTGAAGAGTTTTCCTGACCAAAACGGGTAAGCGCTGTGGGTGAGTGATGAAGGGGTTGAAAAGTAGGTTTGACGCCATTTTTTGTGCATCGCCATACCGGAGGCGACTTTACGCAACTCTTGGAATTTCGGTATCCAAAAGTACTCATCAAGGTATAAATTACCATGGTAACTTTGTGCAGTGCGGGCGTTAGTGCCGAGAAAATACAAGGTGGCACCATTAGGCAGCACAATGGGATCGCCTTTTAAATCCACATCGACTTCCCGCGCCATATCAATAATGTAACCTTTGAAAACATGCGCTTGGGCTTTACTGGCGGATAAAAAGATTTGGTTACGCCCTGTCGTCAAGGCATCCATAAAGGCTTCGCGGGCAAAAAAATACGTTGCTCCGATTTGTCGTGATTTTAAAATGTTGCGAATACGATGTTTGTGTCCTGCGCTGTACCACACCTTTTGATAACCAAACATGTTTTGGCGAAAGATTTCTTCCAGTGTTTCAATCTGCTCTTCGCTAAAGACATTTTTTTCCGGTGCGCGGCGTTCACCTTTATTCCGATTCGCAAGCTTCGGATTTAAATCGACTTCATTGCCGCCATTTTGGTATTTGTGAATTTTGGCATGGCGTTCAACTTGGCGATAAAGTAAGTCAATTTCTTTAAAGTCTTTTCCCTCTTTATTGTCTTTACTGAGTAACGTACAAAGCCGCATTTCCAGCGTCATCTCGACGCGTTCAATCGGCTTTATGTCATCCCATTTATCGCGTCGTTTCCAACTGTGGATAGTGGCGGCTTTTTCTTGAAGAATTTCGGCAATACGCGCGATCCTGTACCCATTAAAGTACAGGTGCATGGCTCTTTTTCGTGGGTCAAAATCGTGTAATGTATTCATGCCGCCAGATTAATGACTCACACGACATCACGCCTTGCGCAAGCATTGTGCGAGCTACCACACAACGCCAACACATTGTTTCTTATCCCCCAACCCTGAAAACATAGGCTCATCATTTTTACGTTCACATGACATTCAATTGCTGGAGCCTGAGCAATGACAAAAAAATCCAAACCTGTGCGCCTTTGTGTGGAGGGAGCCACAACCGATGGGCGCAAAGTACAGCGCCAATGGCTAATGGATATTGAAAAAAACTATGACCCGAATGTTTATGGCGCTCGAATTAACATGGAGCACATGAATTATTCGTGGATGCCCCGTTTTGGTGATGTGGAGTCGGTGTATACCGAGGAAATCAGTGAAGGTGCATTAGCTGGAAAACTAGCGTTATACGGTGTGTTAAAACCGACACCAGAACTGATTGAAATGAATAAAAAGCGCCAAAAGGTCTACACCTCTGTCGAAATTAATCCCAATTTCTCCGATATGGGCAGTGCGTATTTGGTTGGCTTGGCAGTCACCGATAATCCCGCCAGTCTAGGAACAAGCATGCTGGCATTCAGCACAAATTCAGGACAAAGCGAGCATTTTGCTGACCGCAAACAAGATAAAGATAACGTCTTTACTGCTGCAGAAATGACGGTAATTGAATTCACCGAAGATGACGGTAATCGTGAAAAACCGAAGCTATATCAACGAATCAAAACCATGTTTAGCAAAGAGCACCAACGTCATGATGACCCTTTAGATGATGTTCACCAGTCCATCCAACTCTGTGCAGAAGAGGTCTCGGAATTAGACACTAAATTGACGTCGCTTGAACAAGAAGTCAAAAACCTCTCTGACGTAAAACAAGAAAATGACGCCTTGCGCGCAGAGTTGGAGACGCTGAAGCAAAGCTTAAGCCAGCAAGATAATCAACCTCAACGCCCAACTTCTTTGGGTGGCACTGGGGCAAAAATCGAAACACTGACAGATTGCTAAACGGAAAAGACAATGAGAAAAGAAACACGCATTAAATTTAACGGCTATTTGACCCGTTTAGGTCAGCTTTACGGGGTTGAGCCGATGGACTTTACCACCTCAAAAGTGGAAGTCACTCCCGCAGCGGCGCAAACACTCGAAACTAAAATTCAATTAAGTGCCGAGTTTTTAACTCGCATCAATATGGTGCCGGTTCAAAACCAAATCGGAGAAAAAATTGGTTTAGGTATCGGCTCAACCGTTGCCGGTACAACGGATACCACGAAACAAGACCGCGAACCTGTCGACCCGACAGAACTCTCTGGACAAAAATATCATTGTCAGAAAACAAATTTTGATACCGCTATCCGTTACGAAAAATTGGACATGTGGGCAATGTTTGAGGATTTTCAACGCCGTATCCGCGATGAAATCATTAAGCGTCAAGCCCTTGACCGTATCATGATTGGCTGGAACGGCACGAGCCGAGCCGCAACCTCAGATCGGAAAACAAATCCGCTGCTGCAAGATGTCAATATTGGTTGGCTACATAAAATCCGCCTTGAAGCGCCAGAGCATGTTCTCGGCTCATCAACCGATGAGAAAACCAATGTTATCACCCCTGAGAAAATCAGTGTCGGTAACGGGGCTGATTATGAGAACCTCGATGCATTGGTCATGCAAGCCGTTGATAATGCGATTTCAGAAGTGTATGCCGATGATACTGAGCTTGTGGTGATTTGTGGACGCAAGCTGTTATCCGATAAGTATTTCCCGATTGTAAATCGCGATCAGGCAAATACGGAAGTTCTTGCCGCAGATGTGATTATTAGCCAAAAACGTATTGGGGGATTGCCGGCGGTTCGTGTGCCGTATTTCCCGAAAAATGCCATGCTCATTACCCGTTTGGATAACTTATCCATCTACTGGCAAGTCGACTCTCGCCGTCGTCAAGTCGTGGATAATGCAAAACGAGATCGTATCGAAAACTACGAGTCTGTTAATGAAGATTACATTGTCGAAGATTACGACTGTGTTGCTTTAATTGAAAACATTGAGCTAGTCACAACCTCTACTGAGGCTAGCGGCAAACAAGAAGCGCATGACGGGGAATAACCGTGAACCTGTGGGAAAGAAAACGCATGCAGGTTGAGGCAAGGCACGCTACTGATTATGGTGGCGTGCTTGCCGACCCATCCGGTGTCACTCAAGTCAAATTGATGTTGCGACAGCACATGCGAGACTTAGGGAAAACGCAATCTTTTGAGCGAAAAGCCATGTACAAGCGAAAAGTGCTTCCTCTCTACGAACCGTGGATCACTGAAACATTAAAACGCAATGTGGGCGTACAAGATGACGTCTTGATGTATTTGATGTTGTGGAGTTTTGACGCGGGGATGTATGAACAAGGTCTTGATATTGCGCAATACGCATTGAAACACCAGTTATCGATGCCGTCGGGACAGTCTCGAACCACGGGTTGTGCAATTGCCGAGGAAATGGGGGATCGCGCAAAAGATGCCTACACCGCGAAAAAGCCGCTCCCCTTGGCGATATTGCAGCGAACCATGTCATTGATTGAGCATGAAGATATGCCCGATAAAGTGCGGGGGGAACTGCATAAATGGTTAGGGTACAGCTTGCGTGATAATGATTTTCCACAGCCTGCTCTTTGTGAGCTGATGCGTGCTCTTGAGCTAAATGATCGCTCTGGAGTGAAGCAAGATATTAAGCAACTTGAAAAATTTTTATCTGCGAAACATCACGCAGATGAATAACGAACGTGCCAACACGCAAGGCGGCGCGAGATAAGAAATTTGTTTTCGAAATCTCGCCCACCGCCTACCTATTTTAGGGCTATTTATGGATTTTGTTTCTCCTGAGCAGGGAAATGAAAAAACACTCACACTTACCAGTAGTGATTTTTTCCCTGACATAAAAACATCGGATTTTCGCGAGTCAATGCGCGTCGATAGCACGGTCACCACTTCGCGATTAATCAATGCGCTGAAAAACGCCATCATTGAAACAAATCACGAATTATGGCAATGGCAGCAAAACGAAATCCGCTTAGGTTTTCAAACGCTGGATGCTATTCCGGCTAATCACATTCATGACGGTGAAAAGACTGAGTCCGAACTGGTTTATTTGTATCGTCGTGCGGTGTTTTGCAATGCAAAGGCTAATTTAACCGAGCGTTATCGAGATATTGATACCACCTTAAATGGCAACAAAAAAGCCGACGCACTTGAACCATCGATTGAAGATTTACAGCGTGACGCGGTGTGGGCAATTCAGCGTATTAAAGGCACGACACATAACATTGTTGAGTTGATATGAAAATTAGAACACTTCAAGGCGACACCGTTGATGCCATTTGCTGGCGTTTTTATGGTCGGACAACGGGAATGACCGAAGCCGTATTGTTAGCCAATCCGAATTTGGCAGAGCGTGGCGCAGTGCTTCCCGCGGGGCTATTGATAGAGATGCCCGAAATGCATTCGGAGTCAATACGACCACTTATACAGTTATGGGATTAGTCACGTATGTTTGACAAAGATCCTAATGGTTTCGGTCTGGTTCAATGGTTGATGTTGCTCTTCATTTCCGCATGGGGAGGAGCCGTGAGATATATCATTGATATACGAAAAAATAACATGGCATGGAGCTGGATTAATGCCTTGATGCAAGTTGTTGTATCGGGATTTGCAGGGCTTCTTGGTGGTCTTGGTGCGATAGAATCGGGCGCATCAATGTACATGATCATGATTTCATCAGGTATCTCAGGGGCAATGGGAACCATGGCTTTAGATTTCTTCTGGTTGAAGTATACAGGGGGTAAAAAATGACAAAATTAAGTGAGCATTTCAATAGCACAGAGTTTGCTTGTAAAGATGGGTGTGGTGCATCAGACGTCGATACAGAACTTGTGACTGTGCTTGAAGATGTGAGAGAACATTTTAATCAGCCGGTTTATGTTGTCAGTGGTCGCCGTTGTACAAAGCATAATAACGCTGTGGGTGGCGCTAAGCATTCACAGCATCTTTTGGGGACAGCAGGAGATATCAAAGTAAAAAACGTTGCACCAAAAGGAGTTGCTGATTACTTGGAATCAAAATATCCGAATCAATACGGTATCGGTCGCTACAAAACATTTACTCACATTGATGTTCGTAAAAATAAAGCTCGTTGGGGAAGCAACTCATAGTATGAAGAAACGCGTGATTGGTTTTGTGACCCTATTTGTTATAACGTTCATTATCGCTGTACTGGGTATGAAAAAAATAGAGAAGCTAAATAGTCAACTTGATGAATTACAAGAAAAAAACACTCAGTTAAAGACGGATATAAACAATCAAGCTAAGGTTATTGCAGATCAATCACTTGCCTTTCATCGTGCTAATCAAATCAGTAGCGAAGTCTACCGAAACGGAATTACCCAACGCGCCAGCGCAGAGGAAAGAAAAATTGAATATAAAACTATTCTTAAAAAAGAGCCGACTTGCGATTTTCCTGTGCCTAAATCTATTTCTGACAGGTTGCTCAGTAACACGTACCGTTTACGTGCCATCGCCATGTCCTCCCATTCCGAAAACGCTAACGCAACCCGTACCACCATCACTACCGGACGGATTTTAACGTATTGCGATCTGGCATTGTGGGTTGACCCGCTTCTCACCGATTTGGAGCAAGCGAATGCGCAGCTTATGGCGATTGAAAAATTCGAAAAAGAACGAAATCATGAAAAAACTCACTAAATTACGGGATTACCTGAGTAACAAAATTCCTTTTCTTAAAGAGAATCCAGAAAACCTGTCCCTATTCGTCGAAAATGGGCGAGTGATCACCACACTGGCAAAAACGCCCAGTCTTGAATATGACTACACCGCCAATATCATCATTGAAAGTTATAACAGCAATCAAGACATTTTAATGGCGGTGATTAGTGATTGGTTACGCCAATATCAACCCGATATGCTGGCAAACCCCATCAAGCGGCAGGACGGGTTTTTATTTGATGCAGTCATACTGAGTAATGGCACGGCACACATCAGTATCGATTTAAAACTGACAGAACGGATCCTTGCGACAGATAGTGAAGGAAAATGGGTTGTGGAGTCTATTACTGAGCCGGCTAATCCTTTTGATGAATGGCAGACTGAACGATGAATAACGATACTCTGCGTCAATTTGATAATGAGTTGACGCACTTACTCAGCCACATGTCCACGCAACAGCGACGTCAACTGGCGAAAGAAATTACCCGCGATTTACATCGTTCACAAATCAAACGAATTCAGCAACAAAAGAATCCTAACGGAAGCCCATACACAAAACGAAAAGCCAGTTTTGTCACCGTACAGCGTGAAATTCAATTTATGTGGCGAGGACAAAAACGCACGTTGCGGACATGGCGTAAAAATACAAAAACTATCACGGGTTGGGATGTCGATAAAAAGGCACTGCGCTCTTTTCGTAAATCGGATATTCAACATTACATCAGTCTAAAAAAAGACAAAATCAGAACTGCGCGTAACACAAAGCAAACCAGAATGTTTAAAAAGCTGGCGACGGCGCGTTTTTTGCGGATGTCTCACAGTGATAAAGGAGCAGCTATCTACTTTTTACCCTCAGCGGGCAAGATTGCCGGAGTACATCAATTCGGTCTAACCGAGCAAATCGGACACGCAAAAATCACGTATCCAGCACGTCAGTTGCTTGGATTAACGCCACAAGAAATCCAACACATCGAACACCAACTCATTGAATTTCTCTCGCGATAAATTGTATGGCGCTTCAAACAAAACACGCTAGCTGCAATCTCCCCATCATTAATGGCAGGCTTAAGAAAATGAATTTCTTGAGGTTGCTATGCGTAAATACATTCCCTTTATTCCTGCTTTAGTGGTTATTCTTTACTCGCTGATTGCCTTTTTTGATGACACAGCTGGAAGTTTTATTGCTGTACTCATATTAAATACGGTGATTTCTTTTTACGCCTTCTGGTTATTGATGAACTATCTGCCATTTTTAGGGAAACAAACGAAGTCCTATCAATTAGAAGGTTTTCCACTGGGTCTTGTCCCGATGGATAACGCCGTTTATCGCTATGTCAATGCGTTAAATTTACTAGCTTTGCTTGCTTTAACGCTTATTGGTCAATGGTTTTTAGCCCCGTTATTTACCTGTTTAGGCTGCTGGCAATACTTAGTTCGCCAATTGCTTTTAAATGCCATTTCGCAAGAGAAATAACGTGCTATGTCCGCTGATATTTATCGCTTAATCCGAAATATGATCCGTATTGGAGTTGTCACTGCCGTTGATGCCAAAAAAGGGTGTCGCGTGCAAATCGGTGATTTAGAAACTGATTGGTTAAATTGGCTGACATTACGGGCGGGACAAACTCGCACAATGAACGCCCCTAGCATTGGTGAGCAGGTGCTTATTCTTGCCATCGGGGGGGAATTAACGACCGCATTCGTGTTACCCGCTATTTTTTCCAATGAGCATACGGAGCCGAGTGGATCATTGACGGCAGATCATCGCACCTATTCCGACGGTGCCGTCATTGAATATGAGCCAGCGACGGGCGCTTTAAGCGCCGTGGGAATTAAAACCGCGAATATTGAAGCCAGTGAATGCATTACTGCGACGACAAGCGTCGTGGTGGTGAATGCCAGCCAACAAATCCATCTAAAAACCCCAAAAGTCATTTGTTCAGATAATTTAACCTGCGCCACGTTAAACGTGACGCTAGGGGGCGAAATGACGGGGAATTTTAATCATCAAGGCGGCGCTATCACATCCAACGGGATTATCCTTCATTCACATAAGCATGGTGGTGTGCGTAGTGGTGGTGAATCCACGGGAGCACCTCAATGAAATATCAAGGTATGAATCGCATCGATGGAAAGGTAATTTCCGATATTGAGCATATTCGCCAATCAATTAGCGATATTTTGATTACCCCCATCGGCTCCCGCATTGCTCGTCGAGCGTATGGGTCGTTATTGTCGGCGTTAATCGACCAGCCACAAAATCCAGCGCTGAAACTGCAATTAATGTCTGCGTGCTATACCGCATTGATGAGGTGGGAGCCAAGAATTTTATTGACTCGGATTGCGTTGAGCTGCGCGAAAGAGGCTCAAATGGTCATTGAAATAGACGCTATCCAACAAGAGACGAATCAACCCCTAACTTTTTCTATCCCTGTGAGGTGATGATGGCGACCAGTATTGATTTAAGTTTGTTGCCAGCCCCTGATGTGATTGAAGAGCTGGATTTTGAAGTGATATTTTCACAGCGTAAAGCGGCATTAATTGCGGCGATGCCCGAAGAGCAACGCGAAGTCGTCGCCCGTACATTGGAATTAGAATCCGAGCCATTAACCAAACTGTTGCAAGAGAACAGCTACCGTGAAGTGATTTTTCGTCAGCGAGTGAATGAAGCGGCTCGCGCCAGTATGGTGGCATTTGCGACGGGAGCTGATCTTGACCAGCTAGCCGCCAACAATGACGTTAAGCGGTTAGTTTTATTTGCCGGGAATGAAAACGCAATCCCACCTATTCCGCCTGTTTATGAATCGGATTCTGATTTAAGAATGCGCATCCCTGAAGCCTTCGAGGCGCTCAGTGTGGCGGGTACGGTGGGCAGTTATACCTATCATGCGCGCAGTGCGGACGGTCGTGTTGCGGATGCTTCAGTGATTAGCCCACAACCCGCCCATGTAACCGTAACCGTGTTATCACGAGAAGGCGATGGAACAGCATCGAGTGATTTGATTCAGACAGTTGAAGCAGCTTTAAATGATGAGGATGTGCGTCCTGTTGCGGATCGGGTCACCGTACAATCAGCCAATATCGTGAACTATGACATTGAAGCGGAGATCTATTGTTACCCCGCCCCGGAATATGAGCCAATTATCAACGCGGCACAAGAGCAGCTAAAACGCTACACAACTCAACAACATCGACTGGGGCGTGACATTGTCTTAAGTGCTATTTATGCCGCGCTGCATGTTCATGGAGTTCAACGCGTTGAATTACGAAAACCGGAAAGTGATATCACATTAGACAAAACACAAGCCAGTTTTTGCACTCATATTAACTTGTCGTTAGGTGGTTCTGATGAGTAATCGCTTATTGCCCGTAGGATCATCGCCACTAGAACTTGCCGCCGCTGAAGCTTTATCAGAGATTGAGCGCGTCCCCATACCGATCCGAGAACTTTGGGATGCCAATTTGTGTCCGGTGCATTTATTGCCGTATTTGGCTTGGGCATTTAGCGTTGACCGATGGGATAAAAATTGGACAGAGCAAGCCAAACGGGATGCCATCAAGGCGGCAATATTTATCCATAAACACAAAGGCACGATTGGTGCGTTACGCCGTGTTGTAGAGCCGCTCGGTTATTTAATTCGTGTGATTGAATGGTGGAAAACCAACGAAACCGCGGGCACGTTTCGTCTTGATATTGGTGTACTGGATACCGGCATTACAGAAGAAATGTATCAGGAGTTAGAGGCATTAATTTTTGATGCTAAACCTGCGAGCCGCCACCTCGTGGGGTTAACCATCCAACTCGAAACCAGAGGACAAATTTATTGTGCTGCAACCAGTTATGGCGGGGATGAACTCACGGTTTACCCTTATACGCCTGACATGATCAGTACCGGAGGGACAATTTCGCCAGGGGTTGCAGTACATGTTATTGATGAAATGAGGGTGACTCTTCAATGAGATATTTTGCATTACTCACCACGTATGGGGAAAAAGTCCTTGCTGAAGCCTCTGCGCTGGGGACAAAAATTGAATTAACACAGATGGCTGTGGGGGATGGTGGCGGTTCATTGCCGACACCAGATACTCAGCAAACTCGATTGGTGAATGAAAAACGACGAGCGGCGATTAACACCCTGTTTATTGACCCATTGAATGCAAATCAAATTATTGCAGAACAAGTGATCCCCGAAAATGAAGGGGGATGGTGGATCCGGGAAATGGGGGTGTTTGATAAATCAGGGATGCTGGTTGCCGTTGCTAATTGTCCTGAAACTTATAAGCCATTATTGGCTGAAGGTTCCGGTCGAACACAGACCATCAGGATGATTTTAATTGTCAGTCACACGGAGTCCGTTACGTTAAAAATAGACCCTACCGTGGTGCTGGCAACGAGAAAATACGTTGATGATGCTATTCAGGTATTGGATAGACGAATAACGGAATTGACGGCGAATGATGTGAGTGCTGTTCCCATCACGCGACGTGTGAACAATAAACAATTGAATACGGATATTACCTTAAATGCAGGGGATGTCGGAGCATATACCAAAGCCGAAGCAGACACCAAAATCGCTGATGCAAAGAAAGCGGGTACTGACGCTCAAGCAACAGCCAATGCCGCCAATACAGCAGCCACCAATGCGAATAATAACGCCAATAGTCGCGTACCCAATACGCGTCGAGTGAACAATAAGCCATTAAGTGCAGATATCACATTGTCAGCAGGCGATGTCGGAGCCTATACAAAAGCAGAAACAGACACCAAAGTGGCGGATGCGAAAAAAGCGGGCACCGATGCACAGGTCACCGCCAATGCCGCAAACACAGCGGCAACGAATGCAAATAACAATGCGAATGGTCGAGTCCCTAACACACGCAAGGTGAACAACAAACCTTTAAGCACAGATATCACCTTGTCTGCGGGAGATGTTGGCGCTTATACAAAAACGGAATCGGATGCGCGCTATATGCAGAATGCACTGAATGTGCGATTAGGTGCCAAAACGCGTTATTCGCCTTCAAGTAATAGAGTGAGTTGGAATTGGGAGGCGCCCGCAGGAAATGTGTTAACTGGATTGGTGGTTGATGATACGGGGAGTAATTCAGCGGATAACATTTCAGGTGCTTGGTATCGCCCATTACAGAGTCTTGTTAATGGGCAGTGGGTAACCATCAGCGGTTTATAAGGATGAATATGATATATCAGAACTTTCAGAGAAGTCACAATCCTAAATTATTAGCTAAATACCCAGAATCCACGTTAGTGTTAGAAGATATTGAGGGAAATGATTGGTATCAGGTGCAAGCTAATTTCAATGGGGATACATTAAAAATCGTTTTTAATCCAGATGGCTTAATTATTTCTTACAGCCATGATGCTAGCGCACTCTTTCCCTTAGGTGGGTCTGTTGCTGAAATGAGTCCAGGTGAATTACCGAAAAACTTTTTTGATGAAAACCTGTCTTTTGTCTTTATTGATGGAAAAGTGCTCCCTTATGAAACACCAAAAGAAACGTTAGTTGCAAAAGCTGAAAATACATTGCGTTTATTATTAAATGAAGCAACCATTAAAATTGACTCGTTACAAGATGCTGTTGATTTAGACATTGCTACAGATGCAGAAATAGTCTCTCTAAAAGAGTGGAAAAAATATCGTGTCTTGTTAAATCGTGTTGACACGTCAACAGCACCGGATGTGTCGTTTCCAGAAAAACCGGAATAGTTGCAGCCAAAGCCCCATCATGGGGCTTTGTTTCATCCCTCACACAATCCCCTTTCCGTGCATTTCGCTTAACCCAATCACAAAATTGAGCTATTGCAAAACAGAGGAAGCGAGTAATGGCTCAAGATTATCATCATGGTGTGCGGGTCGTTGAAATTAATGAAGGCACGCGCCCTATTAGCACGGTCAATACAGCAATTGTGGGCATGGTCTGCACGGCTGATGATGCCGATGCTAAATCTTTCCCCTTAAATACACCGGTTTTAATTACGGATGTGATTGAGGCGTCCGGTAAAGCTGGAGACTCAGGCTCATTAGCCAGAGCATTAGACGCAATCGGTAACCAATCCAAACCGGTCACCGTCGTTGTGCGTGTTGAACAAGGTGATAGTGAAGCAGAAACCACGACCAATATTATTGGCGGTTCTACCTCAGAAGGACGCAAAACCGGATTACAAGCTTTAACCGTTGCCCAAAGTCGATTGGGGGTAAAGCCTCGTATTCTTGCTGTTCCTGCCCATGATACTCAAGCAGTATCCTCCGCCCTTGCAGGTATCGCACAAAAAATGCGCGCAATGGCATACATTAGCGCGTATGGATGCAAAACAGTGAATGAGGCAATCGACTACCGTGAGAACTTCAGTCAACGTGAACTCATGTTGATTTACCCTGAACTTCAACGCTGGGATACCCAAACAAACTCAGAAAGTAACGTCTACGCCACTGCCTGTGCATTAGGTTTGAGAGCTAAAATCGACAATGAAATTGGTTGGCATAAAACCTTATCCAACGTAGGCATCAATGGGGTTACAGGCATTTCCGCTGACGTGTCTTGGGATTTACAAGATCCAGCAACCGATGCGGGGTTACTCAATGAAAAGAGTATCACCACATTGATTCGTAATAATGGGTTTAAATTTTGGGGTTCCCGCACATGTTCAGATGATCCGCTTTTTGCCTTTGAATCTTACACCCGTACAGCTCAAGTCTTAGCGGACACTATGGCAGAAGCGCACGATTGGGCGATTGATAAGCCACTCACTCCGACGCTGACCAAAGATATCATTGACGGTATTAATGCGAAATTACGTAGCCTTACCAGCCAAGGGTATTTATTAGGTGGGGAATGTTGGTTTGACCCTAAAGTCAATATCAAGGAAGAGTTAAAGAGCGGAAAATTATACCTTGATTATGACTACACACCAGTCCCTCCTCTTGAAAACTTATTGCTACGTCAGCGGATCACCGACCGCTATTTATTAGATTTCAGTTCAAAGATTAAGGGGTAATCATGGCTTTACCACGCAAATTTAAACACATGAACATCTTTAATGATGGTCAAAATTACATGGGTATCGCAGAGGAAGTCACACTCCCCAAACTAACCCGCAAGTTAGAAGCGTATCGCGGCGGCGGCATGAACGGCGCGGCTCAAATTGATATGGGATTAGATGATGGTGCATTAGATATGGAAATCACGCTGGGCGGAATGGAGGCACAAATCTATCGCCAATGGGGAATTGAAACCATTGATGGTGTTCAGCTCAGATTTCATGGGTCAATTCAGCGGGATGATATCGGCGAAGTGCATGCAGTTGAAATGGTGGTTCGCGGTCGATACAGCGAAATTGATTCGGGAAACGTGAAAGAAGGTGACAATTCTCAAACAAAATTGAGCGTTAAGCCTACGTATTTTCGCTTAGAGATAAATGGTGAAAAGCTCATTGAAATTGACATTATCAATATGGTTGAAATTGTGGGGGGTGTTGACCGCATGGCTGCACACCGTGCCGCACTGGGATTATAAAGGAGACATTAAACAATGGAGCAAACAGAAAAAAATCAAATCACCGTAGTTTTAGATGAACCACTAACTCGTGGCGAAACCACAATTTCCGAGATTGTGGTGCGTAAACCGAATTCCGGTGCATTACGAGGTGTTCGCTTAGCAGCATTAATAGAGATGGATGTTGACTCTGCCATGTTAGTTTTACCGCGTGTCACAACTCCAGCCTTGACCAAATCGGAAATTCTAATGATGAATCCTGCGGATATGATGAGTCTAACTAAAGAGTTAGTGTTTTTTTTGCTGCCGAAGTCGGTGACTACCGATTCCCAGAGCGATTAACCGTTGATGATTTAGTGGCAGATATTGCCACAATTTTTCATTGGTCACCCGCAGTGACTGAGCCTTATTCTCTGACTGAATTATTAGAATGGCGTTATCAAGCGCTTAAACGTAGCGGTATGGAAGATGAGTAAAGATTTGCGTTTACAAGTAATTTTAAGCGCCGTTGATAAATTTACGAAACCACTGCGCGGTGCTCAAGCATCCAATAAAAAACTGGCGGAAACTCTCCGCCGGTCTCGCCAAGAATTAAAAGAACTCAATCATCAAGCCAAGCAAATTGAGGGCTTTAAGAAAACAAAGCAATCACTAGACACTGCCAATAAAGCGTATCAACAAGCATCAGCAAAAGTCACAAAGTTGGCGCAAGAGTTATCTTTGGCACAAAATCCAACTAAGTCTCAGATCCGCGCATTTGAACAAGCAAAATCCGCGGCTGCTAAGTTAAAGATAGAAGTCGGTACGTTGAGTTCATCACTACAACGTCAACGAGAATCGTTAAAAAACAGTGGTATTTCGACGCGTCAATTGAGCCAAGCCCAAATCAGGTTAAACAGCGATATTGATTCCGCTAACCTACGTTTACAACAACAAGAACAACAGTTAAAGCGCGTTGCTAACCAAGAAAAACGCATGTCGGCTGTGAGAAATAGTTACCAGCGAACCATGGATGTGCGCAATAAAATGGCGGGCGCAGGTGCTGGCATGACCGCCGCGGGGGTTGGGATTGGTTATGCAGCAAAGAAAGTGCTTGTACCCGGCTATGACTTTGAAATCGGCATGTCAAAAGTACAGGCATTAACACGCCTAGATAAAAACTCAGATGATTACAAAATGCTGAGAAACCAAGCCAGAGAGCTTGGAGCAACAACGGCATTTACAGCAAATGACGTCGCACAAGGTCAGGCGTTTTATGCCATGGCAGGTTTTAAGCCTGAGCAAATTAAAAATGCGATGGCGGGGACATTATCCATGTCACTCGCTGGTGATATCGACTTAGCCACCACGGCGGATATTGGTTCCAATATCTTAACCGGCTTTAAATTAAGCTCGGATGAGATGAGCCGTGTGAGTGATACGTTGGTTGCCACATTCACCCGTTCAAACGTTAATCTCAGCATGCTGGGTGACACGATGAAATATGTTGCCCCCGTTGCCGCAGGGCTTGGGGTTGATATAGAAACGGCTGCGGTAGCCGCAGGGAAACTAGGTGATGCGGGTATTCAAGGCTCAATGGCGGGGACAAGTTTACGCGCTATTCTCGGACGGTTGGCTGAGCCACCAAAGCAAGCTGCTGAAGCATTAACAAAATTGGGGATAAAAACTCGTGATGTGAAAGGTAACTTACGAGAACTACCCGCCATTCTGGCTGAATTAGATAAAAAAACCCAAAAAATGGGAACCGCACAACGCGCTGGGCTGTTTAAGCATATCGCAGGTGAAGAGGCTTTTTCTGCATTATCTGTTTTAGTGGATAAATCAGGCTCTGGTGAGCTGCAAAACATGATTGCAGAAATTAAAGCCGCGAAAGGTGAAGCCGAAAAAGTGGCTAAAACCATGACCGATAACCTTGATGGGGATTTGAAAAATCTGACATCGGCATGGGAGGATGTTGGGATACAAATATTCGGCGGCGCAGATAGCCCACTGCGAGATATCACTAAGCAGGTGACGAGTCTTATTTCAGGTTTTGGCAATTGGGCAAAGAAAAATCCCGAGATAGTGAAAACACTCACGATGATAACGCTGGGGCTTGGCGCTGTACTTGCCGTTGGTGGCAGCATTTCATTGATGATAGCTGCCATGATAGCGCCTCTGGCAATGGCAAAGTTAAGCCTCGCTGTTTTAGGGGTTAAAGGCAGTGGATTTCTATCGTTGCTGATTAATCCGATCAAGATGATTAGTAGCGCTTTTATGATGCTAGGAAAAGCCTTATTAGCCAACCCGATTATTTTAATTATCACCACGATTGCGGGGTTAGCTTACCTGATTTATAAAAATTGGGATGCGATAGCCCCATTCTTAAAAAACGTCTGGGAAAAAGTGTCCAAAATCTTTGGCGAGGCATTAAGTGCCATCAAAACATTTATCTCAGACAAGTGGGAGCAAATTGTTTCTGATGTAAAAGCCTTACCCGAACGGTTTAAACAAATCGGCGGTGAAATCATCGATAGTTTGAAAAATGGCATTCTTGAGAAATGGGAAGCGCTAAAGTCCACTTTTGCCGACATTAAGCGCGCAGCAACAGATTTATTACCTGAATGGATGTTATCCGATGATGCAAAAGCCGAGAGATTAGCCGCGAAGCCAAGTGGAGCATCTATTGCAGGCAAAACACTGGCAGGATTATTCGACCGTGGTGGCTATATTCCTCGGGGGCAATTTGGCATTGTTGGCGAATATGGTCCTGAAATTGTCAATGGTCCGGCTAATGTAACAAGCCGAAAACATACTGCGGCACTGGCGGCGGCAGCGTTGACATTGGGGGCGATGCCCTCAACCGCAAATCAGCCAATTCATCCGTATGCATTACCGCCAAAGAATTACGTTTCAACGTCAGTGAATATCACTCAACGTCACAGTGAAGCCAGTCGTTCTCCTATTGAAATTCATATCCATGCCGCACCTAGCCAGTCGGCAGCCGATATTGCAAAAGAAGTTGCCAAACAACTTGCGTACGCGCAGCGCAGAGCGGAATCACGGCGATTAAGTCAGTACCATGACAACGAGGAGTTTTAATTATGGCGATGGCGGCATTAGGGTTGTTTGTTTTTCATTTGCGAACAACGCCTTATCAAATGATGCAGATTAATAAAAAATATCGATACGGTTTTAATCACCGAGTGGGCAAACGCCCTGCTTTTCAGTTTATCGGTGCTGACAGTGATGACATCACGTTGAGTGGTTCATTGTTTCCGTCATTAACAGGCGGCAAATTATCATTACTTACTTTAGAATCAATGGCTGAAACAGGGAAAGCATGGTCGTTAATCGATGGTAGTGGCACAATTTATGGCATGTATGTTATCGAAGAAATCACACAGGCAAAAAGTGAGTTTTTTGATGATGGTGCAGCAAGAAAAATTGATTTTACGCTGAAGCTAAAACGAACGGATGAATCGCTGTCTGAAATGTTCGGTGATTTAAGCCAGCAGCTAAATGATATTCAAGGAACTCTACGGCTATGAGTTTTTTTTCAGGAATAGAATCAACGCCTATCTTTGTTCTTGCCGCGAATGGCGTCAACATCAATGCTCAAGTTCAAGGTCGATTAATCTCGCTATCAATGACAGATAACCGAGGGTTTGAAGCGGATCAAATTGATATTGAATTAGATGATAGTGACGGGCAACTGGCATTACCCAAACGAGGTGAAAAGCTGTCATTGCATTTAGGTTGGAAGAACGAAGCCTTAATTTATAAGGGGACGTTTACCGTTGATGAAATTGAGCATAGCGGCACACCTGACCGATTAATGATACGCGGGCGTAGCGCTGATTTTCGTGAAACATTGAATGTAAAACGAGAACAGTCTTATCACCAAAAGACACTTGGGGATATTGTCCGCACGTTAGCTGAGCGCAATAAACTGAAACCTGTTATCGACAATAAACTTGATAAAATCAGAATCTCTCATATCGACCAAACCAATGAGTCTGACGGTTCATTTTTAACCAGAGTTGCCAAACTGGAAGGCGCGATTGTTGCGGTTAAAGATGGAAATTTACTGTTTATGCGACAAGGTGAAGGGTTAACCGCAAGCGGGCAACCGATCCCAACGATGCATATTACTCGCTCTGTGGGAGATGGACACCGTTTTTCACTGGCTGATCGTGGCGCTTATACTGGCGTTGTCGCCAATTGGTTAAATACGCGTGAGCCTAAAAATAAAAAAAGGTAGAGATAAAACGTAAACGGAAAACATCGGCATCAAAAGAAGCCCCAAAAGAAAAACAAGGAGAATATTTAGCGGGAGAGCAAGGAAATGTGCTAACCCTATCTCATACCTATGCAACGAAAGAAAATGCAGAAAGAGCAGCCAAGGCACAATGGGAAAAAATTCAACGAGGTGTAGCTTCATTCTCCATTCAACTCGCAAAAGGACGCGCGGATCTTTATCCGGAAATGCCGATAACCCTTAGTGGTTTTAAACCCGAAATTGATAATGCAGAATGGACGCTAACGCGAGTTGTTCATACATTGAATGACAGTGGTTTTATGACAGCATTGGAGTTAGAAGTGAAAATTTCAGAGTTGGATATTGAGTGATAAAAATAACACTGCATAAAAATATTTGATATAATATCAGCAATATCAACATCATGACGAAAGGTACATTATCATGATGAATTGTCCTCTTTGCGGTCATGCCGCCCATACTCGTAGTTCTCAGCAAGTCTCAAAAGAAACCAAAGAACGTTATAACCAATGCCAAAATATTAATTGTGGTGCAACGTTTGTAAGCCATGAATCAGTATCAAGGTTTATCACCAAGCCTAAACTTGTTGAAGCTGTAAATCCCCATCCTAATAAGTATCAGCAAACATCATTGTCATTATAA